CAGAGAAATTGTGTAACTCTGGTTTACTGTATTTCGTAACTGTATTAATATCGTTAAGAATTTCAGTTACTTTTGACCAGTATACGTTTTGTTTTTGGCGTTTTAATCCTCTCATGTCGATTCCTTTCGAAATAATACTTTATATATTACTTACTTTAACAAATACTGTATGATATAGTTATACGGGGAGGTGATTTCCATAAAAAAGAAAGATGAAAGAAATATCAGCATAAAATTTAAATTAACCCCTGTGCAGTACATACATCTTCTGTTTCATTGCCAGAAAGAGGAAAAAGAAATATCACAGGTAGTCGAACGGGCTTTGAATGAATATTTTTGTAAAAGAGAAAAAGAGTTTTAATCCTTTTATCCTTAACTCTATGGCCCATCTTCATATACTGTGGTACAATCAACCTATTAAGGAGGTGTCGCAAAATGTTTTTAAAATTAAAAGTCCATTGCACTTGTAATTGCAACTATTACGTAAACGAACAAATTAACACGGAAAAAATAATGTGTCCGAACTGCGGCAAGGAGCATCCGTCTTCATCCAAAATAAGGTCTATGCTTCGTATGGCCAAGCATATTGACGATGGTGACGTTCCTGGATCAAAAAAAATAAAAACATTTGTTATTTCTAAGAAAGAAGATACAAACGAATACTGACAATTTCACTCAATGATTAAGAATATGGGGAGGACCATTAATCCTCTCCATATTCTATTTTTTTATTTACATATTTTTTTTGCAATTGAAAAGAGAACCAAAATTCTATCTAAATTGCATATTTCATATGAGATGCTTTTACATCTTCGTCTGACACCTTGGCATAAATCATGGTCGTGTTAATATTAACGTGTCCAAGAATCTTCTGAACTTCAGTAATCGGTGTTCCTCTTTGGAGCATAAGTGTCGCAAGGGTATGTCTAAACAGGTGTGGTGTTAACGGTCTATCCAGTTCTGCTCGCTCGCCGATTATTCGTACGATTCTTTCAATTGCCTCTTTTTTAAGTACCTTATGTGGCTTTCTTTCGCTTACGAAAAGATATTCCGACTCATCATCTCTAATTGCGAAGTATTGTTTTAAAAGTAATTTACAACGGGCATTTAAATATGTGGTTCTGTGCTTATTTCCTTTCCCCAAAACAATCACTTCACCTTTGTAGAAGTCTATATCTGTTTTCTTCACACCACACACTTCTGTAACCCTGGCTCCGGTACTGTACAGAAATTCAACCAGTGCTTTTTCGCGTACCGTTTCGCATACCTGTCTGATTCTCTCCAACTCCATATCTGTCAGAGGTTGCTTTTCGATACGCTCATATTTGATGTTTTTGATAACTCTGCATGGGTTCTTGCCTATATATCCTTCGTTTGCAGCCCACTCAAAGAAAGCGTGTATGGCGGTTCTTCTACTATCAAGTGTTCGATTACTTAACCCTCTGTTCTCCTGAGTGTTATACAAATATACACGAATGTCATTTGCAGTAATATCTTCAGCTTTTTTATTGACTACGAAAAAGAAGTCGTCCAGATAAAGATTGTAGAGTTCGAGCGTCTTTTTACTCAAGCCCTCGATTTTCCTACTTACAATGTAAGTTTTGTAGAAATCTGGCAAATATCCAGTATACTTCGCAACTGCGGTTTCCCTTTGACTGATATCAAAATCATTTACATACAATACCAGTTTGTTTCTGATCGTTTCCAGATACTCTTCCGGAATTTCTCCATACAGTTTTGTCATGAACCCATTCACGAATTTTTCTCTCATAAAAAATACCCTCCTTTTGGGTTCACAAAGGGAGAGTACTGTGATATAATATACCCGTACCCTTTGTGGTGCTTGGAGTTGGACTTTTTGATTGGTAGTCGGGAGTCCAGCTCCTCTTTTTGTGTTCTGTTATAGTGATTATAGCACTGTTCGTTCTATCTGAATAGATATTTTAGTGAATTTATGAGAGATTTTTACTTAACTAAAGCCCTCTTTAGTTAATTAAAATGACCATCCAGTTTGATTTTCATTTGTAAATTGAGCATAAACATAACCTTGCGGAGAAATTCCAATGCTACCATTTTCTCTGTTAAAGTCATCACAAAGAACATTTCCGTCAGCATCCTCTGCATAAATTTTTGTAAATTGTGCAGAATGAAAAATCCTTTTATTAAGCCCTCCCATGTAATGCTCCCACAAAGCATATTTTCCACCACAAGATATTAATTTTTCGTTAGTTACCGTTAAAGTGTTTCCGTTTGGCAGATAAACTGTAATAACATTTCCACTTATTTCAAAGCCAATAGTTACTTCTTTGCCTATATAGTCTCCATCCCAAGATATATTTTTTATGTTCGTTAATGCTTTATTATCAAAATAACCAACCGAGCAGCCATTTGCACTAAACGTAACATGAATAGACCTTTTTGTAACATCTGTAACATTTGTCATTCCGTTAGGCTCTGTAATAATAGCTATTGTGGTATTTGTATCAAAAATACCTTTTAACATAATTTTATTTACAGTATTTCCCATCTTCGCAACAGTATATTGAGCCGAAACATCGGATGTTCCACTTGTGTCATTAGCAACCAATTTTTTATTCAGAATATAGGCATTTTTAAAATTAGATAAATTTATATGCGTATCAAAAACAGGATATATTTTCTGATTTCCATAATACAAAATTGATTCCGGTAATCCATTTGTGTTGTTTTTTATAATAGCAATGGTATCTATATCAAAGGAATATTCGGAGTTTGGCTCAAAGCCGCCATTTAAAATTAAAGTTGGAGAAACTTTTATATTATTGTCATTTGTAAAATTTATAATGGAATAAACAAATAACTCTTTTTCGCCATTATAATATTGAATATCTCCCAAGTATTTTTTATTCCAACCGTCTATAATACAAAGTTTAAAACTTGCGTCCACATTAACCCGTCTTTTTAAACTGATATTTGTAAGTTTGAGCGCAACTAAATAATTTCCACTTTCAAGTTTGACACCATTTGAATAGACATTTTCTACAAATATATGTTGAGCATTTCCATATTCAGTCATATTACCGCTTTTATTAGTGGCAATAGCAAAAAAATCATAAAAAAGATTATCATATAATTTTCTATACTTTAGATTTTCTAAGTCACCTAAATCTTCCTTTAGTGAATCAGTTTCTTCCTTTACTTCTTTGAATTTGTCCCCTACTACTTTAGCATCTGCGAACGCACCCTCGGTATCAAGTGTTTTGTTCGCTACGGGCTTATCCGCAAGTCCCGGATAGCCGATGGGTTTATCCCCGTCTTGTGTACGTATTTTTAAAATAGAATCTGCCATCTTTCAACCTCCTAAAAAATAAGTACGCCATCATCGCTAAGACGAGGAAGTACTTTTGCTGTTTCGATTTCTTTGAGTGCCTGTTTCTTTGCTTCGTTTACTGCTGTCACTGCTTGGTCAGATGTTTCTTTTGTTATTTTCAAGAGCTGTGCGATCACATCTTTTTCTGATTCGGTAGGCTGTACTTCACCTACCTCAATACCTTCAAGTACTTCTACTTGCGCTAAGGTGGTATTCCACTCGATCAGGATTTCTGAATCAGAATTTACCTTTACTGCACACACAATAAACTGTAAGATTCCTCTATTCTTCGCAGCATTTCGCCCGATTAACCACGAAAATGAAATATTGTCACCATCTACAGTTACATCTTCACAGATATACTGATCTTTAACGATCACCGGCGGTATTGTTACACTGATATTTCTGAAATTTATTCTGATTTGAAATTCTGATAAGTCCAGATTATCTCCAACCACTTTGGGACATGAGAACTTTATTCGCTCGGAATTTTTATCCGATTCTACACCGCCAATCACAAATGCTTCTGGAATTATAATCCGTCGTGTATCAGGGCTAATCAGGCATACATCACCGGCATTTGCAGTAGAATCTTCTGTTGTCTGGGACTCTAAGAGCATTTCGTAAGCTGTTGCCATGTGTATTCATCACCCCTTTTGAGATACTAATATTTTGTCTGTTGTTAAAATATAGTTGCCATTGTCCTTCATCCCCATGAGGGATAAAGAAAAATAATCCCATGACAATGCTTCTGGTGGAATTTCACACTGTCCATTTTGAACAAGGACTGGGTATTCGTGATCCATTCTCCAGAACGATGCAGCAACTTTGCACCCATTCCATTCTGGTGAAAACGAGAACGATGCTTTTAAGTACCCCGACGTGCCTTTTACCAAACCACTAAAATCGCAATTCGGGTCTGGTCTTATCTTTTGTTTGTTTACGATAAATTTTAATATACGCATTTTAATCTCCCTCTGTTACAAGATAAGAACACCATCATCTGTCAATGTCGGTGCGATAGGGTTCTGAGTTAAAAATTGATTAACAGCTTCTTGCACCTGTTCGTCTGTCACATCCGTAATAGTGCCAAAGGAATCCCATGTCGCGCCATTCCATACAACAATGGTGTTTGCGTCACCATATGTAGAGGCTTGACTAATATTGTACATATCGCCGATTGAGGGGCTTAACAGAAGTAGAACGGCCGTATCTACTTTTCCTTTATAAGTAATCGGATGCTTCATTTTTTCTTCCATAGCCTTAATCTTGCTGTTTAAAACCGCATATACTTTTTTCGCTGTTAATGCAATATTCCACGCCCTCCTACAGTTTGTACCATGTATCGGTAGGTTTGTGATATTCGTACAATTCAGAAGTATCAAGACACAACGCCGAAGAACCGTTTTGTACGTAATGCGGAAGTTTTGATACGTCCTTTGACAGGCCTTCGTAATCACGAACCATACCTTTTGCCCCTGTACATACCCAACTGCCTAAATCTGGCAATTCGTCACCGGGATTGTACTTGATTCCATCAAAAATAACTGTGTTTTCTGCTTTTGCCATCTATGCAACCATCCTTTCTGCCCCGATAGGAGCCACATATGTGAACTGGTTTCCTAAAATATCTCTGGCTGTGCAAATAACAAACTGTCCATAGTCTGCCAGAATATTGCATACAAATTCCTCTGCGTCCACCCAATATCGTTTCTTAACCATATGGTGAAGCTCTT